TATCAAGCATATCATCATGATACTCTTTGCTACTGTCTATGATAACAGCATCATATCTGTTGCCAAGTATCACAGATAATAAACATTGCTTTGCTTTGGATAGGTAAAGATAAAACTGTATCTGTGGCATATAGAAATCAGTTACCTTTTCTATAGTATTCATACCATGTGTATGTTTACACTCGATAATCATATTGTTTTCTTTGTCATAGCCATCAACAGTACCTTGCAGTTTGATGCTGCCATACATAAATTCAAATGCTTTTTGTGCAGACCATGAATAATCAAATGCTCTTTGTGACCACATCAAATTAAAGTTCTCTGTCTCAGTGCCAAGCTGAACATGAAACTCATGTGACAAATCAACACGACCAATCTTACCTGTCTTGATTTTGTATAATTCATTCCACTTACCTGTCATAATAGATACCATATCAGAACCTCTGATATAGTCTTCAGGATGTGGTGATACCCTTAGTTCTACTGCCATTGCAACCTCCATTTCTTGCTATCAGCATACCATTTTAATGTAATGTTATCAAGTAGTTAGTATGAATAATTTCTATTATTTGCAGTCAATCCTGCAGGATGAACATGATCATCTTTATCTGCATTGAATACTATGTTTTTATAGTAATCCATATAACTAGTTAGTTTTACATATCCGTATCTGTCACGATCAGATACTTCTTGTGGTACATCTTCAAATCTTTCTTGCATTTTATTCTCCTTCTTTTTTTGATTCTTTGATTGCTTGTGCTAAATCAAATATATAATTATCAAGTGTTCTAAATTCTAAACCTTGTTTTTCTAATTCATTTTGAAAATCTTCTACATTCATGCTTGTAACTTTAGCTAATGCAGATTTAATTTTATTTCTTTCTTCTTTATCGATTGTCATATCATATTCCTTTCGCTGATAATAATTGTTGTGATACTGACTCAATCAATGACTTGCGATAGTACAGCAGTGGCTGAACAAACTCATAGATCTCTGCCAGTGATGGGAAGAACTTACTCTTCAAACAGATCTGGTCACAAGCATGACGAAGTATGTCGGCAGGTATATGTGACAGCTTGTCTGCATAGACACGTGCTTTGAGTGCCATGTCTTTTTCTGTTAGTGCTGATTGCTTGGTGGTGCATACCATGACTTCGACTATCCATTTCTCAATGTTCTTGGCATCAGCAGTAGTCATAGCATTTTCCATAGCAGCAACAATAGAACTTTCTTGTTCAATGTATTTGTCAGCAACCTCAGATATCTTTGGCATCTCCCATCTGAAGAAGACGTATTGATTGTTGACACGTTCATTTATCTTGCAGTTCAGTAAATATTCTATGGTAGAAAGAATCTGCTTCGTGTGTTCGTTGGGTTTTTCTGAGTGTCGTTGTACGATTTCGTTTGCGATGTAATTGTTTTTCACACCATTTGCAATACTCTTGATCCCAGTTGGATCTACAATACTGGTTCGTAATGTAGAAATGTTTGAAGTATTTTGTTTCTCTGTCATGGTTTACCTCCGTGTATTTGTCCATGGTTACTTGGCTTGGTTGCCAATCTTTAGTAAGTGCTTTCATTGTAGTCGCTCCAGTACTCATTCCAAAGCTCAACTGCAATGTCATCACATAGGTCTTTTTCTGATTGAAACTTTGGTTTCATCTGATAGTTGATGTATCTTTTTACCTGTGACACATCTTCTGACTCAGATACTTGACGTTCCAATCCCTCAATAGATACTACTTTGTCGTAGTAATCTTGCATTTGTTTCTTTACATTACCCATTTTTGTCCTCCATTTTGTTTGATAGTTGTATTTGTAGTTCTGTTATTCTAGCAGGTATTACAATATCTTCATTGCATTTGTTACAGCATCTGCCTTGACCTATTCGTTCTGCATTGTGACCTTCTGTCCAATATATAACACCTTCTGCATTTACATGAGGTTCAATATCACCACGACATATAATACATTTCATTTAATAATCTCCTTAAATATTTTATCTGGAATAATGGCAACCCATCTTGGTTCACCAGTTTTACGTTTATACATTGCAATATCTTTTCCTTGTAATACCTTGAATACACTTGGAAATTTGTCTACTGCTCTATATTTTATTTCAACAACATACTCTTTTTTATTTATTACGAGTTTGATGTCACCAGTATGTTCACCACCAATACTGCCTGATAGTGGAACTTTTTTACATGGCAACTTCCAAGATTTGAATAGCTTTACAAACCAATTCTCATGGTAGTTACCTTTGATTTTACTTCGGCTTGGCACTGAATCCACCTTTCTCTAGTTCTTCTTCAAGTAGTATTACTTGTGCTTTTAGATTGTTTATTAACTCATGTAGTATAATTATTTTACCTTGTAAGTAAGCATTATCAATTCCAGTTTGAACTATTTTTTCTATATCACTCATTAAAATTCTCCATCATCTGTTGATATTGTTAAGTAAACCTGCAATGTTTCACACCAACAAAGCAAGTTAAATAGTCTTGGCTCAATGAGTTTACGTTCCCATTGACCAAATAGTTTTGTATTGACACCTATCCGTGAAGCTAATTCTTCTTGGGATATTTGTTTTTGCTTTCGCAAATACACTAATTTATCTATCAGTGTCATGTATTGATATTTGACTGTATTTTTCATAATGAAAAGTAGCTACGAGTTGGAGATCGTTTTGGTAAACAACTCGTAGCTACACCCTACTACCTAGGGATTCTTGAAGTTCATATGTTTGATTGCACTGTCATACAATATATCCTCAATCATTGCTGATGCTTGAAGGTCTGGATGACTTTGCTCCCATATCTTTGTAGTTTTGACAGTCATTTTGTTAATCCAAACTTCAGGGTGTTCACTGCCATATGGTTTGGATACATCACAAATGTGGTCAAACATTTCTCTGTAGTCTGCTGGGTGTGCAATACGTGCATATGATTCGCACATTTTTAGTTCTGCTGTAGTGTATGTTATCAACTTATCCTCCATTAGTTGAATATTGAGTCTGATTTAGACATATAGTTTAGCATTTTACTGTTCCTTTCAACAACAGTTTTGTTTGTGCTACTGACATTATGTGGATGAGATATCCAATGAGTGACTGCATTATACAATCCCCATTTGTTAGATCCAATGTCTTGTCTGTAGTTACTCCACAGCTGCATCAAGTTAGCAAACTGTGTTTCGTTCCTATACCTGCCATCAACTGTAGGCTTGGGTGTATAGGTTAGCTTGTTGAATAGCTTGATTGCATCTGTCTCTTGAACAGGTGTCCTGTACCATTCACGAAAACGAGGTTCATTATCTCTGAACAAATTGATTGAATGTTTCACATGATCAAAATTATAATTGAATATACCATTATGCTTTTGTCTGTAGTTAGCAATCTTATCAGGTGTCACACATCCATTCATGCACCATAGTCGCAAGCCATCTGCTTGTATCATGACAGACCACATACCATTGTATGAATTACGTAATGTAATTTGAAATGCAATATAGTCCTGCATCTTTGGATCTGGAAAGTTGATTTCTTTACATATGAATCTAGCTTCCATCATAGCACCACCATCAAGCATTTGTATCTGTGATATGTATGGTGTCTTCATACTCTCAAGTATATCAATGATAGGATCAACGATACGATCATGTGTTACTGGTCTGTATGACGTTGAATGATTACCAAGATATTCATTGGTATCAGTACGGATAATCATAACACGATCATTACAATCAATGTCATGTATGATTCCCATATCATTGAACACACCTTGCATTGGTATTGTTTTGATTGGGAAATTATATTGAGCAATACTATCTTGTAGTGATGCAATCTTAGTCATGTGATTCATTTGATCCTCCATATGTTGATTTGTTCTAAGATTTTGTTGGAAGCTAGTAGTATGCCTACAACACCAAAAGCAAAGAGTACTTGGTAAAATAATATAGATAAGTCACCTGCATACTCAATGCCAATAAATATAGATAGAATAGTAACTACGTTACTACATATCAAACCGATTATGTTTATCATTTCAATCTCCTATAAAATCGATTCGTGGTTGGCACTTTTTTTGAAGCTTTGCTATCACACTATAGAGTTGCTTGTGCCAGTTGAAACAACCCAAAGATGTTAAGGCGATACCTGATGTAGATATCGCCATTTGTTGTTAAGCTTTGATAGATTTCTTAGCTATTTTACCTAGAATGCTAGGCTTACCTTTAGCAACATTAGTATCTTTGCCATCAGGATTAATCTTAGCATCCAGTGTATCTGCAAACCACTTCATAGCAATATCTGCGATAGCTATCTGTTGTGTAGCTAGTGACATTGTAGTGTAGTAAGTTGCAGAAGCTTCACCTTTCTTTGCTGAATCTTTAGCAAATGTTGCAAGCTGTGTGACTTTCTTGTCTTCAATGCACATATACTCATCAAGTGGTATTCTTGCGAAACAATCCTCAAAGATCATTTCATACTCTGCAAGAGCAATGTTGAGTTCTGCAATGTTGTTTTCAAGTCTTTGTAGTTGTAACTCGAGTCTCTTCTCAAGTCTGACATATGATTCTTTGCTTTCACTTGTGATAGATCTAACTATGTCATTTGATATAGAATAGATATATCCTAGTGTGCTTTTGCAGGCATAGAAACCATTACTGCAAAGTTTGCCAGATCTGATAAAGTGATGTAGATTCCATTGTACGTTATCTTTGCCACTGAAATCTACTCTGTCATCATCTGAGTCGAAGGTAGTAGGATTTAGAAAAGATAGCTTAGTAGCTACTAGACTGTGTGCTTGCTCCTGCAAGTCGTGGTTGATTATATTTTGCATATTTATCTCCTTGTATGCTTGTAAGTTATCTCCCATGTCAAGACCACATGAGAGTGAACACACCATTATGTTCAAGATACGAAAATACTGAACAAATGGTTCTACCTACAATAGTAATATTTTTAGGTTCGGTCGGTATGGAGGAAAATATTACTATTGAACGAATCGCAAAGATACGAAGGCATTATGTAGCGAATGAGGACAAAGTCCGAAGATAGCGAAAGAATGCCGATACAGAGGTAGGTAGGTTCTTTGTTCCGTATAACCATCAAGCTTGATATAATTACATGATGTTGTGTTCCCTCTCCCCAAACATTAGCTCTAAGTACTTGATATAACTGGTAATATAAAATGCCCTTGACAAGCATTTAAATAGTGTTCCATAAAGAGGGGGAAAGGGGGTGTTCATGCTAACACAAAGAAGAATAACTAAGAAACAGATGGCTCTTGTTGATACGATAGTAGCAAAAGGTTGTAGCATAAAAGAAGCATCAATTGAAGCTGGATATGCCAAAGGTGATGCAGGAAGAGTGACAGCTAGTAAGACTTTGCGACTGCCACATATACAAGAGTATATGCAACAGAGGATTAGAGAAAGTATTGGTTTGAATGCTACGATAGCTAGTAGAAAGGTGCTTGACCTAGCTAGTTCTGCTAAGAGTGAGTATGTTCAGCTAGAAGCATCTAAGGATATACTGGATAGGGCAGGGTACAAGCCAGTAGATAAGTCTATGAGTATAGTCACTGGGGGTATAAATGTTAGCATAGATTTGTCATAGTAGGGTGGGGGTCAAAAACTGGCACTTGCCACCTGCAACAGGTCCAACACAAACAATAATATGCAGAAAGGTACGATATGTTTATTACAGTTCCAAAACAAATAGAGAAGATCAAAGATCCTGAAGAACGTAGAGAGAAGATGAAAAACTATATAATGAACTATGGAGATCCTACTGGTTTGTTTAAGGACACATCTCCTATGCCAAAACCTAAGAAAAAAATTAAATCCTTACTAAAAGCAAAAGAGAGTAGTACGTAATGACAGTAGAAGCTGCACAGTTTCAATTAGGTAGAGGAATACTTAATAGTATTATTACATACTTTGGTGCTGATTCTTTAGATGTTATTACTCCAGATGGATTACCTGAAGAGTCAGTAGAGTTTCTTCGAGCAATGCTAAATCATTATTCGGATAAAGAAGCTAGACTAGCAGAAGCTAAAGGCACAGACTTTGAAGATCAATTAAATAATTATTATGAGACTGCATTGACTAGCTATTCAATGTTGAATCGTTTTGGTAATGTTGGAAATTTATTTAATATGCAAGAAGATGCTAATGAAGCTGCCGCTAGTTTAAAATATATACTTGGTAGGTTTACAGTGAAACCAGTAACGGAAGATGGTATAGAAGGATATAGAATATACGATAAGTATGATTTTAAAAACAATGAAGAATATTTTATGAGTATATTACCTGAGATTTACCAAGTTGCAAAAGAAAGGGGTTATGATACTTCAGGTGTTGATGGGCAGTTGTACATGACATATAAATCAATACAAAAAAATTTAGATAAGCCTAATGCTGATGTATTAAAATCTTTAGCACATCCAGTACTTAGAACTCTTGGTGGTTGGTTTATAGATGAAGAAAGACCTGAAGAAGATAAAATCAAAATAGATTTTTTTATTCCTAAGAATAAAACTGAGCCACCTATGGAAGAAGATTCTGTAATGCCAGTAAAATATTATGAAGAAAGAGCAGGTATGCCTGAATCTATGCCAAAGATGCGACCTGAAAACTTTGCTGCTTATATTCCTAATGGTCCTATGGATACTACAAGACAAAGTGCATTTGATAATTTTATGAATATGATAATTCCAAAAGCAGAAGCAGCAACTATTGAAGAGCCAAAAGATGCAATGACTCCATTCCAAACTGCTTTTGCTGAAGCAAGAGCAAGAGGTGATTCTACCTTTGAGTTTACTAGAAAAGATGGTATAAGTAGAACGTATACAACGGAGGTAGCAGATGGCTAATAGTGGAATCCAATGGATAGATGTAACCTTTGAATGGTGTGTAGCTTTGCTTTATCAGTGGGGTGGCATCTTAGGAATAACATATGAAGAAATAAATGTTTGGTTATTTTGTGTAATATTGCCAATAGTTTTATTTATGTTATGCTTTGAAATAATTAGACTTAGATTTAAGTTAAGAGCATTGAATGGCTAAAACACCTGCATGGACAAGAAAAGAAGGAAAGAATCCTAAAGGTGGACTAAATGCTAAAGGTCGTGCATCATATAAGGGTGGCACATTGAAGCCACCAGTTAAGAGTGGCGATAATCCTAGAAGAGCAAGTTTCTTAGCTAGGATGGCAGGAATGAAAGGACCAGAGAGAGATGCTAAAGGTAAACCTACTAGATTATTGTTATCGCTTAGGGCATGGGGTGCTTCAAGTAAAGCAGATGCT